GCCAGGCGACGGTGATGTCCGAAGAGGCGATGGAAACGCGCCGCTCAGAAGTCGAGACGGAGCTGCGGAAGGAATACGGCGGCGACTTTGACGACAAGATGTCTCGCGCCAACGAGCTGCTGAAGGAGTTCGACGCACCGGACCTGACGGAGATACAGCTCGCAGACGGTAGCCTTCTTGGTGACAGCCCGGAGCTTGTCAAGCTGATGGTCAATATCAGCGACTATGTTGCCGAGCAGATCAGCGAGGACGGTCTGGCAGGCAGGGATAGCCGGCCGGGCATTACCGATGAAGATTTGCAGGCGCGACTGTCAGAGATGACGGCAAAGAACTCGCCGTATTGGGAAAAGCACCACCCTGAACACGACCGCATGGTCAACGAGGTGCTGAGAATCAGGGAGCAGATGTATGGAGAATGATGCTCTGCGCCTCGAATGTTTGCGCCTTGCCGTTCAGTTCGGCAGCGCGCGCACGATAAACGATCCTGTAGATCTCGCTGAGAAATACTACATGTTCGTGAAACCCGCGGATAAGCCCAAGGCCCCGCGGCGCAAGCCTGTGAGCAAGGCGGATCAGTCGGCCTAACCGACAGTGAGCCAGGCGCGAGCCTGATAACCCACGCATACATTCCAACCACAACTGTAGGAGCATGAGTTATGTCAACTCAGGTGAATACGGCGTTCGTCAATCAGTTTAGTGCGAACGTCGCCATGCTCTCGCAGCAGATGGGAAGTCTGTTGCGAGGTGCCGTTGATACGGAAAGTGTCACCGGCGAGAAAGCCTTCTTCGACCAGGTCGGAGAAGCAGCCGCAGTAGCGCGGTCATCGAGGCACTCTATTTAGTTGGAGCGTTGGCTGGTAACAGCCAAATGAAAACCCTGTGAATTGCTGGGACACCCTAACGTGAAGCCGAGGGCAATCAGCAGCCAAGCTCGAAAGAGAAGGTTCAACGACTATCGCGCAAGCGAGTAGGGCCAAGCGGCCCGAAGCGCAGGGCATCCTACGGGATGATGATATAGTCTCAGCCGTCAAGAGATTGTCGGGAGCTGCTAGACAGCCGGTAAGAGTGTAGCGTCTCTTATTGAAGATTCTGGATACACCCCTCGTTGAAACACCGCACTCTCGGAGAATGGTTAGCCTAACCACTTACGAATGGGCCGACCTTATCGATGATGCTGACAAAGTCCGGATGCTTGTTGATCCGACGAGCAGTTATGCTCGCTCGGCCGCCGCCGGTATCGGAAGGGCGATGGACGACACCATCATCAGCGCACTCGGTGGCACGGCGAAGACCGGCAAGGAAGGAACGACTTCAACGGCGTTCCCGAGCGGCCAGAAAATCGCACACGCCTCCGGCGGCTTGACGATTGCGAAGCTGGTATCAGCAAAGAAGTTGCTCGATGCCAATTCGGTTGATCCGTCAATCAAGCGGTACATTGTTGTATCGCCCGAGCAGATCGAAGACCTGCTCAACTCCACGACCGTCACTTCCAGTGATTTCAATACGGTAAACACTTTGCCTATCTGATCGGCGACGGTCAGATGAAAACTGCTCAAATTCGGGGAAGGCTTAACTGCTAATCCCGAGCGAAGCCGCGCAAGCGGAACGTGTAGAGACTTGACGGGCAGCATCTCCTTGAGATGAAGAGAAAGTCCAGCGCACGAACAGCGAAAGCTGGCGGCGAAAGCCGAAGTGTGACGGAAGGCACTGGTACAAGGTGACATCAATACGTTCGTAGGATTCGAGTTTATCGTCTCCAACCGTCTCAGCGACGACGGCACCTCCCGCCTCTGCTACGCATGGGCCCAGGACGGTGTAAAGCTGGCGGTCGGGAAAGACGTCATGGCTCGCATCGATGAACGCAGCGACAAGTCTTATTCCACGCAGGTTTACTACTGCGCGACCTTCGGGGCGACCCGGATGGAAGAAGACAAAGTCGTTGAAATTGCGTGCAACGAGTAAGGGGAGGAGATAGTCATGGGTACTAAGAACTCCGACATCGTTACAGCGTTTGAGGCTGATCCTCCTACACTGAGCGCAAGCCAGGACTTACACGGAGTAGTGCGTGTAGCCGCTGGCACCATCGAACTTGCAGCAGGGGACTCTGACGACGACGACGTTGTCATGCTCGCTCAGATTCCTGCCCACGCGAACATCACCCAGCTCTTTATTGGGTCTGATACGCTTGGGGGTTCTTGCACGTTCAACGTAGGCATCTACACCACGGCTGGCGTAGTCAAAGACGAAGACGTCTTTGCTTCTGCCGTTGCCGATGCTGCAGCAATGGCCGACGTTCGCTTCGAAGCCGCGAACATCGACACTGCTGGTAAGCGGGTGTGGGAACTTGCCGGCGATTCCACCAATCCCGGTGGGTACTACTACATCGCTGCCACTATGGCAGCGGCTGGCGGAACGGCAGGGACGATGTCGTTCCTGATCCACTACGTCATCGACTAATTGGGTGGGGGGGCTTCTGCTCCCCCTCTCTTTTTTTAAGGATTCAACATGGCATCTGACGTTGATATTTGTAACTCGGCGCTGAACATGATCGGCGCGAGTAATATCATCTCGCTGACCGAAGACAGCCGCGCTGCGCGTGTCTGCAATCAGCGTTACGAGTTTGTCCGCGACTCCGTATTTAGAGCGCACCCGTGGAACTGCCTCGTCACGCGCACCAGCTTGGCTGCTGACAGCGACACGCCGGCGTTCGAGTTTGATCACCAGCACACACTGCCTGCTGATTGCCTGCGCGTTCTGCGCCCGGAGAACCCCGACACGGTCTTCCGCGTTGAAGGCCGCAAGATCATCAGCAGCACAACACCGTTCAAAATGATTTACGTCGCGCGGATTACCGACCCCAACGAGTACGACCAGCTCCTGATTGAGTCGATCGCTGCGCGTCTGGCTGCAGACGTTTCCTATGCGCTGGTGAACAGCGCCAGCCTGTCGCAGATGCTGATGGCGACCTACGACACTAAACTGAGCGAGGCGCGCTTCGTGGATGCGACCGAGGGTACGCCAGCGAACACGGTCAACATCGATCGCGCGGCATACACCGAGTCTGACGTCTTTATCTCGTCGAGGTTCTAATAGTGCCAAAAGTAAGCACAGCCTTTGCCAACTTTACGGCCGGCGAAATCACGCCCAAGCTCTTTGGGCGCACGGACATCTCGAAGTACGACAACGGCGCCGAGACGGTTGAGAACTTTCTGGTGCAGCCGCATGGTGGCCTGATGCGCCGCCCCGGCACGCGCTTTGTGTCCGAGGTCAAGAACAGCTCCAACGCTGTCCGGCTGATCCCCTTCGAGTTCAACGTCGAGCAGTCTTACATACTAGAGTTCGGCCCGACCTATTTTCGCGTCTACAAGGACGGGGGCCAGGTAGAATCCGGCGGGTCAGCGGTCGAGGTTACGACGGTTTACACCGCGTCCGATCTCGACGGCCTCAAGTTCGCACAGGCAGCGGACACGATGTACATCGTCTCGCCCAACCACCCGATCTACAAGATCACGCGCACGAGCCACACGGCGTGGACGATTACCGAGGTGACGACACAGCGCGGCCCGTTTCTTGATCAGAACATAACGACCACCACGCTGACCCCGGACAGCCGAGACGGCACTATCCGGCTGACCGCGAGCGCCGATTTGTGGACCGCGAACGATGTCGGGCGGCTGGTCAAGATTGAAGACGGGTTTGTAAAGATCACGTCGCGTGTTTCCGCAACAGTCGCCGACGGCACGGCGCAGGAGCTGGAGGACGGCCGATCAGAAATTCTGCCAAACTACGCAGCGGCTACGATTTCATTCCACGAAGGCGATCCTGACGCGACCGGGCTGGAGCATAACGACCGCATCGAGGACACAGCGGCGGCGTTCATTGATCAGGGATTCAAGGTCGGGCAGACGATTATCATCAGCGGCTCGACGTCAAACAATACGACCGACGGCCATCTGGTCGTGGACGTCACCGACAGCGTGATTACCCTGGCGCCGGGTGCTGATCTGGCAACAGAAGCAGCCGACAGCGGCCACACGTTGCAGGGCAAGCTAGTAGCAACCGACGAGTGGTCACTGGGTGCCTTCAGCAAGGCAACCGGCTATCCGCGTGCGGTAGCATTTTACGAACAGCGCCTTGTGTTTGCCGGCACATCAGAGCAGCCGCAGACGCTCTTCTTTTCGCAGGGCGGCGATTTTGAGAACTTTGAAAGCGGGACATCTGCCGATGACGGCATGGTCTACACGATCGGTTCTAACCAGGTAAACGTCATCAGGTTCTTGGCCTCGACGCGGAACCTGATTGTCGGGACATCAGGCGGCGAGTTCGTGGTCCGCGCGTCGGGCGCTGACGAAGCGATCACCCCGACTAACATACAGATCAAGCAACAAACATCGCACGGTTCAGCGGACATCACGCCCATGCAGGCAGGCAACGCGGTGCTGTTTGTGCAGCGTGCAAAGCGGAAAGTGCTGGAGCTGCAGTTCAACTTCGACGTCGATGGCTACATCGCGCCGGACGTCGCGCTCATCTCTGAGCATATCACGGAGAATGGGCTGGACGAGCTGGCCTACCAGCAGGAGCCGGACTCTGTCTTGTGGGGACGCCGCGGCGACGGACAGCTTGCCTGCATGACGTACAAGCGCGAGGAGCAGGTCATCGGCTGGTCGCGTCAGATTTTAGGCGGCGTGTTTGGTACAGGCATTGCGGTCGTGGAAAGCATTGCGACAATCCCCGGCGATCTTGACGAGGATCAGGTCTGGGTTGTGGTGAAGCGCACAATAGGCGGTGCGACCAAAAGATATATTGAGTTCATCAAGGATTTCGACTTCGGCACTGACGTTAACAATGCGATCTTCGTGGACAGCTCGCTGACCTTTACAGGCGTGACCAGCACGCTGGCCGGCGCCGAGGCAGCGGATCAGACGACCATCACGCTGGCAGACGCCTCTTCGTTTCCGAGTTCCGGCGCGATCAAGATTGGCACCGAGGTCATTACATACAGCGGTAAAAGCACGAACGACCTGACGGGCTGCAGCCGTGGCGTCGTTGGCGATCCAGCGGCGCACAGCTCTGGCGCAACGGTTACGCAGGCCACGCTGTCGTTGTCGGGTTTAAACCACCTTGAAGGCCAGACTGTCAGCATACTGGGCGATGGTTCGGTCCACCCCGATAAGACAGTATCAAGCGGCGCGGTTACCCTGGAGCGGTACGTCACGAAAGCGCACGCAGGGCTGTCATACAACTCGACACTGCGGACACTGCGCGTCGATGCCGGCAGCGCGATGGGGACTAGCCAGGGCAAGATCAAGCGCATCAACGAGCTGACGGTGCGGCTGTATCGATCGGTCGGCCTCAAGGTTGGCCGCGATGCCAGCAACCTGGACATCGTGCCGTTTCGCTCGTCGGCGGCATCGATGGACGCGCCGATCTCGCTGTTTACCGGCGACAAGGAAATCGAGCTTAACGGCAACTATGACACAGACGGCCAGCTCACGATCCGGCAAGACCAACCGCTACCAATGAACATTCTCGCCGTCTTTGCAACCCTGAGTACCTTTGATCAGTGAGATTGATACCGTTTGAAATAGCGCACGGTGAGGCGCTGCTTGAGGCTGATTTAAACGACGACCGCAACCGCCCCGCACCTGAGTTTGGCAACTTTATGCCGACGCTGGTGCATGAGGGAATGGCGTTTACCGGCATCGACAACGGCTACCTGATAGCCGCCGCCGGCATCTTCCCGCTTTGGGATGGTGTGGGCGAGGCATGGTTTTTAGGCGCCAGCCGGGTCGGCAAGCATCAGTTTCGCGTGGCGCGATTGGTACGCGAAAAGCTGCGCGAGATAGCAGAAGAGCAGGGGATGTGGCGAGTGCAGGCTGCAATGCGTAGCGATTGGCCGGAGCTGAAACGCTGGGCGAAGTTTCTCGGCATGGAACACGAAGGCACGATGCGCCGTTACGGCGCAAATAAACTTGATTACGAAAGGTATGCGCGGGTATGGCACTAGGAACGGTAGCAACAATCGCCGGCACAGCCTTCTCGGCTTACGGCCAGATGCAGACAGCGCGAGGCATGAGGGCGGCAGGCAGAGCCGCCATGCAGACTGCCGAATATAATAAAAAAATCCGCGACCGAAACGCGCGTGTCGCCGAGCAAGAAGCTGACTTGCGTGAGCGCGTCGGCGGCCGTGAAGTTCTTCGGTTCCGCAAGCAGTTTGACAAGCTCCAGGCGCGCGCTGGTACGGCGTATCGCAAGTCGGGTGTGCTTGCCACCACCGGCACGCCGCTGGACGTGTTGAGAGAAAGCGCCGACGAGGCTGAAGAAGACATTCAGACGATACGATTGACGGCCGCGACAGACGCGGGACGTCTGCGGGAGCAGGGCGTCAATCAGCGTCTGGCTGGTCAGTTGACGCTCCTCGAAGGGCGGCAGCAAAAACTCGCGTACGACATCAGGGCGCGCGATGCCCGTATGAGCGCGCTGACTACTTTGGCTAAGGGTGGCTACCAAGTGAGCCAGATCGTATGAAGGTTCCCACTTATACAGCAAAGCTAGATCGACCACGCCGGGGGCAGGGGCAGTTTCTGACCGCCCAGCTCAGTGCGTCGGCAATGGCCGCGCCCGCACGCGCGTTTGCACAATCCGGTCAGCAGCTTGCGCAGGCTGGATCTGATCTTGCCGCGTTTGGTTTCAAGAAAGCGCAGATTGGTGCTGACAATGAAGCACAAGCGGCAGCGTTAAAGCTCGATATTGAACTGCAACAGATGCAGCAGGATTTTCTCGCAAATCCTAATATGCAGCAGGCAGAGCAAAAATATCAGGATATGGCGCGGCTGAAGGTCGAGACGTTTAAGTCGGGCTTATCCAATCGCCTTGCCCGCGATGCGTTTCGCAGCCGCGCCGCACAGGTGACGTTGCGCAATCAGACGAGTTTTTCGAAGGCAAACAACGCCCGAGTCGTTGAACAGCGCAAGGTGCTTCTTACCAACGACATTGATGATGCGCTGAGACACGCAACCAACCCGTCAAACTCGCCAGAAAGCCGTGCCCAAGTAGCAAACTTGGGGCTGACAGCCCTTGACAATGCGCTAGATGATTTGGGGCCGGAAGAACACGCAAAGCTGCGGAATGATTTTTATCAGCGTTTGGCAAAACACAGCCTGATCTCCGCCATCAATAAAGGGGCAGACGCTGAAGAGACGCTCAATGGTTTTCGAGACAATAAATCTGCGGACCCAGTCGTCAGCGCAGCGCGGCAAAACCTTACACCTAGCGACGTGGACAAGATTTATGGCGAGGTAAAATCCTCAACAGACCGCACGCGCGCATACGCAGAACGAAAGCAAATCGTGCAGCGAGAATCAATCGCGCTGGATTTTGCAAATCAACTAGAAAGCATAGTCAACGACTTGAAAGTGAACGCTGATATGGCTGATGAAAATGTGGCAACTAAGTTCACAGAAGACACGACGCAGATGATTAACGACGCAGTTCAAGCGCATGACGGGTCCGCAGAAAGCAAGGCGGAACTGAGCATTCAATTGCGGAAGCTGCGATCAAAACAAATGATCGACATTGGAGAACTTCAGCAAACCGCGCGGCGCAAAGAAGCTCTGCGAAAAGTTGACGGAGACGTGCGAGCGTTAGTAACCGACGTAACACGCGACCCTGGCCAGATTGGCAAGGCTCTCGAAACGCTTGATCTGTCAATCAACGAAAGCGCGGCCAGGTTTATCAATACCGAAGAAGAGGAAAACGCGCGGCAGGCAGGCCGTGAAGATTTATTTGAAGCCGTTTTGAATACGCATCTGGCTAAAGGCGACATCAACGCGGCGCGCGAACTTTTTAACAGCCCCGGCGTTGCGCAGGCTCTGACGCCCAGCCTACAGGAAGACTACAAGCAAAAATTCCGCGACCACGACAACAAGCAAAACGAATTTACGCGGAAATATCGTGAGAAAGTGAATCTTTACGAAGCAGAGTTCGGTGTAAAGGCTGACGCGAGAATGAAAAGGTTTCTCATGGGCGTTGGTAATCCACAGCAAGCGTTCCAGCAGGCAAAGGGATTGCGCGATGCGTTTGAAAAGGGGTCTTCAAGATACAGATTGCTGGAAGAAAACTTCGGCAAGGTAAAAGCATCGGCAGAGAATGTGTCACCGGCCGGTGATGTCAGCTTGATTTTTGCTTACATGAAAATGATTGACCCCGGTTCTGTGGTCAGAGAGTCAGAGTTCGCAACGGCCCAAAATACGGGATCAATACCCCAACGCTTATGGGCAAGATATAATGCTGCGCTAGAGGGCGAACGGCTCACAAAAGAACAAAGGGCTGATTTCAAAAATTCGGCGCAAAAGCTGTTTGAGTCGCAGCAACCCCTGCAGCTTGAACTGCAAAACCGTTATGCAAATCTTGCTAAAATGTTCGGCATTCCTGCTAACCAGGTGGCTTATGACCTAGTTGGTAAAAAGCCCATAGTTTCCGCGCCGGTTGTCCAGCCAGGCGAGCAGCCAGGCTCACCAGGCGCTGTACAGCCTGCGGCTGCAGTTGTGCCGCCGGCTTCTGCGCCATCACCGGCTGATACCGCACCGCCCCCCATCAGGATCGACGCCACCGGCAAGGAAATAAAATAAAATGGCGGAAGAGCAGACCAACACCGTTGACGAGGTCGGCGGTGAAGCCCCCGTTGTGGCTGCATCCGAGCCGCCTGTTGAAACGGCGCCCCCGCCTGACCCGGTGCCTGCTCCCGCGGCTGAAGTTTCGCCTGAGTTCACGAGCTATATGCTGCCCGGCTTTCCGCGGCCGATCGAGCTGCCTAGCAATCTCAGTGAGGCTGATCGAGCAAAGGCGATCAACGCATACCTTCAATCAGATGCGGCCAAAGAGTTCATTGACCAGGACACGGGCGCACCTGCATTTGTCAGGGCGCAGGTCGGTGGTTCGCCAACAGAGGACCGGCTTGCCAATATCAGGCGTTTTTATCCCGATGCTGCGCCGTATGACGACGACAACTTTATTTACACGAACCCTGACACGGGCAGGCTAACGCTCTACAACCCGCCGGGGTTTGATGTGGTGGGGGACATCGCCAGCGTGAGCCGCGAGCTTTTTGTTGGTACTGGCGCAACCGTCGGGGCTATAGGCGGCGGTTTAAGTGGTTTAGCAACGGGGCCAGGTGCCGTTGTGGCTACGCCAACCGGCGCAGCATTGGGCGCTGGCACGGGCGGTACAGTTGCCGGGGAATTGTTTGACACCTACAGCAATATTTTCCTTGGTCGCGTTGATACGCGCAGCGTTCTTGATCGTTCGGTAGACGCTGGCACTGAATTTTTTCTGTCAGCAGCCGGTCAGCGGGGCGGTGAACTCCTGACAGAGGGCGCAAAGCGTGCCCTGGGTGGCGGCACGCAAAAGGCCGCGCAGCTTGCTGCCAAGTTCCGTTCCTTACGCATTGATCCGCCCGCTGGCGCCGTATCGTCAAGCAATACCGTTGCTACGTTGGAAAAGGCGCTGGAAGCCTCACCGTTCAGCAGCGATGTCGTACAGAAGCAAGCAAAGCGCGTGCTTGAACAGATCACGCAAGCAGCAAAGAACACAGTCGCAAAGATAGGCACACCTGTTTCGAAGGCGGAAGCAGGGTCGGTAATTAGAACAGCCGCCAGCAACGCTGCGGGTCGATTCAAAGCTACGCAAAACGCCGCCTATGAAAAAGCATTTGATTTGATTGGCAAGGATGCGCCGGTCGCGCTGGACGCTGTCCGTGCGTTGCGGGAAAGCCTCGAAAACCAACTCAACGAAGCTCCTGGATCATTACAGCGGTCACTCGGTCAAGCGATCAATACCCTAAAAACAATCGAAATGGATGCCACAGAGTCCGCTGTTTCAGGCACGATTCCGTTCAGTGCATTGCGTCAAATCAGAACGGCAATCGGTAAAGACTTGGATGAGCCTTTGCTTGCTGGATCAACTGGATCACAGAATGCTGCGATGCGCCAAGTATACGGCGCTTTGACCGAGGATATGAGCGCGGTTGCAAAGTTGGCAGGGCCAGAAGCGCGCAAGGCGTTGGAGGTAGCTGATCGATACACTCGCGCTTGGATGAACACGGCGCGCGTCACACTTAACAAAATCGACAAATTCGATACTGACGAGCAAGCCTACAACTTCGCCATGTCTCGCTTGGGTGATGGCGGCACAAATTTGCAGCGCCTACGCAATCAGTTTGAGCCAGAAGAGTGGGACACCGTAGCAGCAAGCGTTCTTGAAAAGATTGGCTTGGCAAGGCCAGGAGCGCAAGACGCGACAGGCGAAGTGTTCTCCGTAAACACGTTCCTGACCAATTGGAGCAAGATGTCGGCCGAAGCCAAAAACGCGCTTTTTGGCGGCAAAAGGTATGCCGAAATGCGCGAGGGTCTGGACACGCTCGTAGACGTGGCCTCTTCACTCAAGGGCGTGGAGAAACTTGCTAACACTTCGAACACAGGCCGAGTGTTAATCACCTATCTCACCCTGACAGGAGCAGGCACTGGGCTTGCCGAGATGGGGGCAGGTCAGGGTGCGGGCGCCTTATCCGCGTTTTTAGTTGGTGGTTTAACCAGCAGATATTCAGCAAAACTTATTACCAGCCCCAGATTTATAAATTGGCTCACCACACCAGTCACAAACCCCAA